ATAATAAAAGCTATACAAGAACTAAAAGAGGAAGTAGAAAAATTAAAAACTTGACGATAAACGTAATTATTTGTAAATTTACACGGAGATATATCTATGAGTATATTAAATAAAGTACTGGAATTAGGAGGAAAAGCTGCAACATTTGCATCAGGAACTAATCCTTATATAGCTGGAGGAGCTCTTGCATTAGGAGCTTTTAGAAAACCAATAGGAAAATTTTTGCAAAATCAATTTGGAATAGCTCAACAACCTTTAGATGTACAACAATCTTTATTAACACCTGATGTTAAACGTTTGTTAGAACAAAGAGAAGGTTTAGCTCAAGAAATGATACAAGGTGTACCTAATGCACAACAACAACAAATATTTAGTACAGCTGCTGATGAAGCTGCTGCATTAAACAGACAAGCACAACAAGGTCTTGCAATGCAAGGTATGAGTGGTGGTGGTAATTATGGTAGTATGTTAGAACAAATTACACAAAATAGAATGCGTGGTGGAGCAGCACAACAAATAGCAGCTTTGCAACCATCATATCAACAAATGGGTGCAAATATGTTAGCAAATGTACAAGATACATATCAAGGCATAGCTAAAACTGCTTTAGAACAAGATATGATGAATAGAGCAAATCAAGGAAGTAATATACAAGGTGTATTAGGTATGGCAGGAGATTTTGCTAGTCAAGTTTTACGAGATAGATTTTTAAATCAAGGAGGAGTATCTTAATGGCTGATGCATATTCTAATATAAGAGTTCAAGCTACTAACTTAGATTTAAACCAAGTACGTAAAGATATACAACAAAGTAAAATACAAAGACAGCAAATGGATGCTGCAAGAACTGCTCTAGATTATCAAAAGAAACAAATAGAACAAGCTGAAAAAGCTAATAATGCTGCTCAGATAGGGCAAGAGTATACAGCTATGCAATTTCAAAAAGCTTTATCTCCTTCTAATTTAATTAATGATGATGGAAGTTTAAGCCTTGAATCATTAGTTGGTGGAAATTTTACACCTGATAGAACACAAGCTAACTATGAAGAGTTTGCACAATTATATAAAGATAAAGGATTAACACCTAATCCTAATTTATTTATGCAAACAAATGAACAATTAAGTTTAATGGAAGGTAGAAATAAATTAAATCAATTAGCAGAATATAAAATAAATCAAGGTTTAAGTGAGAAAGAATTTAATAAATTTTTACGAGGTGATGATAATGTAGGTCTAGGTATAGTAAATAATTTATTAATACAACAAGGTGGAGACTATAATAATTTTATAGAATCTACAGGTTTTGACCCTGCATTTAAAGGAGGATTTGGAGAACAAGCTCTTGATTTAGTTTCAACTCCTGCTGGTATTGTTACTACATTAGGCACAGCTTATCTAGCAAGAAATCCTATTATTGCAACAAGCAGATTTCTTCTTACTAGAGCTGGTCTTCCTATATTAAAAAATGTAATAGGTGCTAAAAATTTTGCAAAATTATCAAAAACAGCTACAGGATTAACAAAAAAAGGTGCAAAACAGGGACAAACATTTTTAAATGAAGCTTTAGCTAGATTTGGTATTGGTAAAAAAACTACAACTAAAAAGAAAGTAGCTAAGCCTACTAAAAAAACAGCAACAAGAAAACAAACACCTGCTGTAGAAAAAGCTAAAAAAGCAGTAAAAAATAAACAAGCGGAATTATTTAAAAAAGGTGAGAATCCTGATTTACCACTTTTTGGACCTCGTAAACCAATTCAGTTTGAATCAAGAAAAGACTTTGTAAAAAACATGAAAGATATGAAACCTACTACATCGAATGTATTTTTCTACACAATATTAAAAAGCGTAGCTGGTAAAAAATTTAATTTCGATAAAAAGTTTAACACATTATCAAAAGCAGAAAGACAATTAGTTTTTACTGCTTTAAGAAATGCAGGGGGACCTGCAAGAAGAAGGGCAGAGAAGATTTTAAAACAAATAGGTTTAGGTAAAAAACAAATTGATGAAGTTATTCGGCTAAACAGAGAAGGGTAATATATGGCTCCTAAGACTGGACCATTTCCTGCTTTTGAAACAGAAGATAGCATAGATAATGATTTAGGTTTAAACCTACCTACTTGGCAACCTTCTTTCGATTCTCAACAAACTAAAACATATATAAAACAATACGAGGAAAATCCTCGTCAATTCCAACCAGCAATGTTGCGTGTTATAAATAGACACGCTAAACACCATAGAGTTCCCTTTGCATATAATGCTGAAGATAATAAAGCAAATCTTGAATCTATTGCAAAAAATTTAGGTGGTGGTTTTATAGAAGGACTTACTACATTAGGTGATTTAGGAGCTCCAAAACCTAGAAATGAATGGGATGCAATAGCTAGAAACCTTGGACATTTAGGTGGTTTTCTAGGATATGTACCTACATTTGGTAGAACAGGTACTATAGCTAAGGTAATACAAAAACTTCGTACTAATTCTGCTCCTTTTCTTGCTGCAAAATTTGTAAATAAAAAAATAGGAAAAGTTGTAAGTAAAGGATTAGCAAATAGAAATAATTCTGTTACTGAAGGTATTAAGTTCTTACAACAACCTGTTGTAAAAGATATAATAGAAGGTGGATTTACTTTAGGTGTTGCAACTGGTGTTTCATCTTGGCGTCAAGGTGTAGACCAAATGATGTCAGGATTTATAGGTGGTGCTGGTACAGGTAGTGTATTTAGATTGCTTGGTAATTATGCAAAATTTGGTAAGTGGTTAGGATTTGGACCAGGTAAACGTGGTGAAATAGCAGATAAAGTAGGTAGAGGTTTAGCATCATCTTTATATGATGGATTACATGCTACACATCAAGGAGCTACAACACCAGAACAAATTTATAGTTATTTATTAGGTTTTTATTTTGGTGTAAATGAAATGCCATATCATAGAAGATTAGGAGGTCAGTTTTTACAAAAAACTAGAAAACTTAAACATAGGAATAAAGACTTAGAAGAAGTACCAGGTTGGGAAAAATTAGATGAAAGAACAAGAACTTATGTGATACAAAAAGATTCTGAAATACCTAGAAATACCAATATACCTTATGCTTTTATAAAAGAATTAAGAGAAGAAGGTTTAGTTAAAGATATACCCAAACAAAAAGATATAGAAAAAGCAAGAAGAGCTGCTATACAATATGAAAGAGAATTAACAACAGGTGAAACAGAAGTTTCTATAAAAGATATTATAGAGACTGACCCACAAATGGTACAACGCAGAGAAGGTACTAAAGATTTTAATCAAGATAACCTTGACTTTGAGTTATCAGATACTATAAAACAAAGAGTTAAAAATTATGTAGATACAGAATTACAAACTTATACAGAAACATTACCATTACAAGATAGATTAAAAACATATTTAGATATACAAAAAAAATGGGATTCATTAGCTGATAAAGCTGTAATAGATAAAATAAACCCTGAACCAGAAATACGTAAATTTATAACTGATAAATATAATGTAGATACATCTGGACAAAATCATTATAACTTTTGGAGAAGCTGGGGTAACAGAATTACAACACAAGAGCCTGTAGATACAATGGTATTAGAATTAATATCTACACCAAGTCAATTTGAAGAAATAAAATTTAATTCAAGACCAGTTAATACTCTTATAAAACCTACTAGAGAGTTTACTGATAAACAAGGTAATGAGACAGTATTATTAGAAGAAAGAAAACTAATTGATAGTATATATGAAAATGCGTTTAAAAATATTAATCCTGATGTAAACTATCCTATATCCCCAAATACTGGTAAACCTATTAGAGCTTTTCAAGTAATTGATACAGTAAATATTGTAGATAAAACTTCAAAAGATGGAGAAAGAACAGAAAGAATAATAGACTTATCTGATTTACAAAAAAATATAGAAAGAAAAGGTATAGACTATTCTAAGTTTTGGAATGAAACTTTAGCAAAAATGTATAGAAGAATGGATGAACAAGATATGTATTATTTTGGGGGCAAAGGTGATGCTCATAGACAATACTGGCTACGTTATCATCCTGCAATGAAACAAATACCTTTTTCTGATATGAAAAAAACAGTAAGAGAAACAATAAGTGAAATATCTAAAAAAGAAAAAGTAAAAAATTATTTAGAAAAAGATTTAGATGAATGGGTTAAGTTAAATAAACCTTTATTAAATAGAACTCAATCAGAAGAATTATACTATAAAGCTACATATTCTAATTTTTTATATGGATTAGAATTTAATGGATTATCTTATAGTCCTGCTAACCTTAAAAGATTATTTAAAAGTAAAGATAATATTGTAGTAAAAAATGCTAAAGATTTTAATAAACGACAACAAATATGGTTTACATCAGGATATTCTGCTAACTCTGACTTTATTGCACCAAGACTTGCGGGAGCTGAAGATGGTACTTTTAAATATACTTTAACAGTTGGACCAGAAACAAAGTTTCCAAATCAAGATAAATTAACAAATAAAGATAAAAATAGTAGTTATAATGAAAGTGAAGATGGTGGTATTGATTCACGTTTTGATGTTATAAAGCTATTAAATCTTGATTATGGTATCCCAAGTGAAGGTGGGTTCAATAAAAGTTTTATCGTGTCACCTAATAGCATTTACGGGGCTTTACTTGGAAAGTATGGTATGCATACTGTTACAAAACCTGAAGAAGCTTGGATGAAAAAAAATAATATACATTTTAATGTAAATTTATTAAGTGCAAAAGCATCTGGTACTAGACCTTATCAACTACGTGAGTGGAAAAATGGAAAATTTGAATACTATGATATTAAAACAAATAAACAAGGTAAAATAATAAGTAAGGTTAAATCTGCTCCTAGAATATATGAAATGCCTATTGGTGATATTAAAACAGTAACAAGTGAGATAGTATCTGAAAAAACAAAAACAAAAAAATTAAGAGTAATTAAACAAGCATTTACTAACCTTACACCATATGCTTTTAAAAAAATAAAACAAGAAGATATTGATGATTTTTTTGAAGGCACTACTATGAAAAGATTTCGTGGTGATGATTTAGTTAATGCAAGAATGGATAAATTTTTAGAAGACCCTGATAGTGCTAGAGGTGAAATAGATTCTTTAATTAGAGATTTAAATAAATTGTCTATAGATAGATTGTTAAATGGCTTAAAAAATAATACAAAAGCTGGACATGAGTTTGCAACAAAAGCATATCAAAAAGTATTAAGAGTAAATAGAGAAATAAAAGATATTAATTTACAAGAAGGTGAAGAAACTAGAAATGAACGTGAAGAACAAGTACAAATATTAGATGATTTTGAAAGTATTCATGAAAGAATATTAAGAGTTACAGATACTAATCTTTCTGGAGCTTTACACAAATTTGTTAATCCAATGAGAGCTTCTGCATTTAGAAATTATATAGTTAATGAATTGACTAGACCTGTTATTGAAAATAGTACTGGTGTTAAATTAAGACCTTATACTCCTGCTATGATAGGAAGAACTAATAAAGAAGGTAGTACGTCTAAGTTAGAAACTGATGATACTATATTTTTTCTTGATGATGGGCATAAAACAACAGAAGTAAAAACTGCTTGGAGAAAAGAACCTTATACATTGTCTGAACTATGGGATGCAGTAAGAACAAATAAAGAAAATTTTCCTATTAAAGAAGCTAAAGAAGTGTTAAGAGCATTTGTAGTTAGAGTTCCTATGGATAGTATGTCTGGTGGAGCTGCATTAAATTTTGCAGGGTTTACTGGTGCTCCAGGATTAGGTGGTTTAATACATGGTAGAATAGCAAGAAAACTTGGTGGTGCTGATTTAGATGGTGATAAAGCTAATATATATTTTGGAGATGAAGTACATGGTTTTCATAAAAATTGGAAAGATATGTTTGCTGAGCAAGCAAAAGAGTTTGAAAATGCTGATGGTACAACAATAAATAATAAAATTAAAAAAGATTTATTTGCTATAACCGATAAAGAACTTTTAAATTTAATAGAATCACCATTGCTTGCATACTCTCCTTTACGTAGAAGATTCGCCTCTGAATCTGCTGCAACAGGTAGAGATACGTTAGGTGTAGCAGTTGCTAGTAGAGCTAATGTACTTGCATTTCATGCAGCAGTAGCTGATTTACCAAAAAGAAAAGTTGAAATAAGAGGTAAAGAAATACCTGTTGCTAAAGGTACTTATGTTTACGAAATAACAGATGAAAACAATCGTAGACAATTAGTATATATGAAAGCTAAAATAGGAGAAAAAGACTTAAATGAATTTAGATTAAGAGCAAGAACTGCTATAGCATTAGGGTCTGACCCTATGGATGAAGGAGGATTGAAATCTATAGATACATTTAGAGAAAAAATAGCAGAACCTTTATTTGAATATAATATAAAAAACTTAACTCCTGAAGAAAAATTAAAGCCTATATTTAGTGTTAGTGGTGCAAACTCTGCATTATATGGTAGAAATATACAATTAGGTAGAAGATTTTATTATAATGAAATTATATCAAGATTAAATAATCTTTTAGATTCAGATAGTAGAGGACCTAAACAAGAATTTTCTGAAGGTATAACACAAAGAAATACTTTAATACCAAAAATAGCTGAGCTTATTAGACCATTAGATTTTAGTGATAGTGTTTTTCAAAGAGTTAAGTTAACAGAGTTAAATAATTTATATACAGAGTTTGCTAAGGATTTACGAGACCCAAAATATTCTTGGTTACAAGAAGTTTTACAACGTAGCACTTTAGGTGTTCCTGCTGGTCCACATTTAAATAATATATTTGAAAAAAAATTATATACTTTTGATGGATATAGAGCTCAACTTAATCCTAATCATCCTGATTTTAAATTAGATTTATTTAAGGGATATGAAGATATTACAGACCAACCATCTTATCAAAGATATATTGAACAGGGTGGTTTTAAAAGTATTGGTGATGAAAAAGCTAGAGAAAGACATTTAAATGAGTATATAAAATTTGGTGAAGATGCTATAGTTAATGATTTAGCAGATATGACTAGTATTAGATTAATAAAATACTTTGCAGATAGAGTTGGTAATCCAGAAAGAATATTAAGAATACATAGAGATAGTGACAATTTTAAAAATAGAAGTGCAAGATTATATAAAGGTTTAACAAATAGTATATTAAAAATACAAGAAGATTTAGAACCTATGGATAAAGCTACTGGTGAAAAATTATTTAAAGAATTAGTTAAATTAACAGAAAAAGATGCAGCTATAACTAAACGTTCACAATTAGATAGCCTTATAAAAACATATAAACAAACTTTAAAAAATAAAGATGAAAGAGATTTATTTGACCATTTTATGTTAGGTACTTTACAAAAAGGACAACAAAATAGAATAGATGCTTTAATAAAAAAACAAACAAAAGGTAAAAAAATAAGCGAAAGTTTAAAGGCTAAAATAAGAGAAGTAGAAAAAGAAAGTGCAGGAACTAGTTTAGTAAGATTAGGATTTTCTAGTCCATCTATATCAGAGTCAAATATTAAATTATATTTTAATAATTATTCAAAGTTATTTGAAACAGCTGTAGCATTTCCTAAAGATGAAATAAAAAGAGTACAAAATGAAACTGATGTAGCTGCAGAACGTCAAAAATTAGTTGACAATGAAGGTAATGTTTTAGAAGGAAACCCTCTTGACACTAATGAATTAGATAGAAAAACAAAAAAATATATAGATGAAATAGCACCTTTTACAGGACTTACTGAAGGTAAATTAAGTAAAGAAGAAACACGTGTAAAGACAGAACTTATTGATAATATTAAACATTACTTTGGAGGTAACCCCTTACCAGGTAGTCAGTTAAACGGATTAGCTAGAGCATTAGTTAATAGAGATTTAAATAACATGACATTTCAAGACTTTGAAGTTTTTAATAATTATTTAAAAGATTTTAGAGAAGGTAGTTATTTTGCTAAGTTATTTCAAGCTGCTAAATATTTTCCTGATTATCGTACAGACCCAAGTAAACCGCTAAAAGGTTTTCCTGAACTAGGTAGAAGATTTTATCTGTTATTTCCTGAAGCAGTTAACAGAGAACTAATGATGCATGAAATAATGTTGGTAAATAAAAGAGGTATATGGAAAGATAAAAGAGGTAATGTTGTTAGAGGTGTAGTACAAGCTCCTACACAAATAATTAATGAAATAAGAGATATACATCATTATGCACAACAAACAACTACTGCTTCATTTGACGAACAAACAAGAACTTCAGATGATGAATTATCACCTTTTTTTGCATTAGAAGATGGTCCTGCTTTTCATAGAGTAGCAGGAGCTATGATGGAAAGATTTGGCGAAGTTAGAATGTCTAATAATTTAAATAAAGAACCAGTTGGTAATTATTTAACAAGTATTAGGGCTAATAAAAAAAGTAATGAAAAGAAAGCAATAGATATAACATATGCTACTGAATTTAGAAAAGCTATAAAAGCATCTGATTGGTTTAATATAAGAGATAAATCATATGTTGTAAACTTACCTACTGGTGTAAAAAAGATGAAGGGTTCAGAAATTACACAAGAAATAATTAATATTATATCAAAGAAAAATGACAGATATAAACAATTTTTAAAAGGTAAAGAAGGTGTTGCTGACAAGTATTTAAAACCAATATTAGAAGCAAAAACAGACCAACAAAAATTAAGAGAATTAGATAATTTAAGAGATAATTTTTTATCAGATGTACAAGATTCTATAAGAAAAGGTGACCCTATATCTATGGATTTAGGTATGGATAATTTAAGAGTAATAACAAAGTATTTACAATTAAGACAAATAAAAAATGTTTTTAAAGGTAAGCCAATTTATGATAAAAAAACAAGTGAGATATTAGGAACAGATAAATTTATGATTGAACTAAATAAAGTTCCTTCAGACATTGGTAAAACAGGTGAGATACAATCTAATTATTATTTTCCTCATATGATGTATGATAGAAAAGTAGCTGCAGAAGGTTTAAAAAGACAAATAGAAGCTATACTAAAAGATATAGATAGTAAAAATGGAGATGCTAGGATTTCTTCTCAAAAAGAAATAAAGAAAATTATTATACGTCATAAACAATTAGCAGGTGATTGGATTACAAGCAATGAATTAAATGATAGGTATGGTGATGTAAGTCAAATTCTAAATGAAATAGGAAAAGAAAAATCAAAACGTTTAGATGAAGGTTTTAAAAGTTATTTAAAAAATAGAAAAATAGGTAATATGTTTTCTAGAAATTCTCATATTGGTGGATGGAGTTATGAACCTGCAGCATATGATATGTATGCTAAAAATATTACAGGTGCATTTTACAAGCAAATAGCTGATATAACTGCACATGAAGCTATATATGATTTTAGACAACAAAAAAAGAGACAGTTAGGTGATGAGTTAACTAACAATTGGGCTAATTATTTAGAGTTACAATCAAGAGGTATGAGTGGAGAAACTATAAA